GTGATAGTAACCCCCGTTATAGTACCAGCTGTTACATCACCTATATCTGCTGATATGGCAGATAACTCATTAACATCGATCTTAGGAGCAGTGACAGCATTAGCTGATAGTTCGTCCGTAGTAACTGATAATGCTGCAAGTTGTATAGTAGTAACAGTGTCCGTCTCTATATTTCCACCATCAATAGTCGTCTTACCTGTAGCTTTCCAACCACTAAATACTGTAGCAGGAACACCATCTAGGTTAGCAGAATCATTAGCGGTATTATTACCAGTGATATCAGCACCAGACTCAGCAGCCCACTTCCTTGTAACTGATTCATCAATATCATCAGCATCAAGACCATCAATAGCCTCTACTATAAACTTTCCTCTAACTACATACTCACCTTCCAGGAAGTCATAGTATATTCTATCTTCATAGCCTCCTATACCATCACCCTTTTGGGCAGTCCACTCATCAGCTTTAAATACTGACCTAGCTAGTTGGTCATACCTCTCAATCACAAGACCTTCAGTATTATTGAGTCTTACCCCATAAATGTTCTCATTCTTATTGACAGCTCTGGTCTGAACACTGAAGACCTCATCCGATAAGAACTCTAAGGTATTGCCAAGCTCTATTTTAGATGTTATTGCCTTCACAGTGTTCCATCGCTTTGATAGAACCTGATTGGTTATATCCACAGAGATTCTGGGGTTCTTAACCTTGATAGTATCCCCCGGGTTGACTATCTCAAGTATGGATAGACCATTATCCAAGTAGTAAGGGTGGTTCTTAAGTTCGACCATATCAACATCATAGTAAGTCTTGTCCTGACCTCTAGTATCAATGACCTGTTTGATAGACCTCATGTTCCTACCAACACTAACCTCATATCCAAGGTTCTGACCCAGGTTATTTAGTAAGTCAATAGTAAACCCCGAATCACTGAAGTCCACCTGACCCCCTAATTCAGCCGCTAAGGCACGAATAGCACCATAGGTGGATGTTTCATTATTAACAGCAAAAACTATTGGGTCAGAGAAATCTACGGTTCCTACGGAGAAGTCTGGGTATGGTGCAAGTAGATCATTTAGTATATCAGTTGGAGTACCACTAAAGGCATAGTTTACTAGGAGGTTATCCTCATCCTCTATTGTTCTGTAGTTAACATGTTCACATTGAACAATATAGGTTATACCCCCTCGGTAGTCATTCTCAACCTCTATATACTTTATATCAAACCTTTGGCCTTCAGTCTCCACTATGTTACCAGCAACTATATACTCACTCTTTAACTCACTCTCATATATACTGAAGGATAAGGTAAAGTCTGAGTTAACCTCTCTATATGCTTCAACACTATCACCTATAACTACATCAAGTACAGCAAGTAAGTCACCAGATGAATTGTATACTTTTGGATAGTTCATATCACCACCCCTTATATATAAGCAGATGCATTTTCGAACTGTATGGAAACTCCAACCATATTAGTTCCTGTTACATCTATCGTATTGTCTCCTACATTTAAGCTGATAAATTCAGCATTGGAGTTTGTTATTTGGTTTGTTACAGGGTTCTCAGAATAGACATTTCTCCTACCGGGGAAGCAATTGACCTTAATCTCACCACTGAGATTGTCATAGGTGAAGGTTACACCATTATCATCTGTGATAGTTAGGGAGTCAGCAGTTCCTGATATGGTTAATAGGGGGTAAGCCTCAGTATTACCTATATTCTCCACAGTTAGAGTTTGTCCACTCACTACATCAGAGAATACTAGGTTGTTACCACCCCAAGGAACATCAGCCATACCCCAGGGTATATCTGCAGTGCCCCAAACTAAGTCATCTTCAAGAGTACTACGCTTTATAGGCTGCACAAGGAATGTTATAGGAAACTCATCCATCACATAAATTGGGTTAGATTGAACTCTCTCTAATACTTGTGCCTCATATTTTACATCCTGTTCAATTCCTAGTACTAAGTCACCTAACCCCTGTAACCAAGCAGCTATCTGCCTAGATACTACCCTACGTTCATATATGTCATTATTAATCAATTGACACATAAGGGTAAGATTATAGGGTTGATAGGTATCAGGAAATACCTGATTTCCCGGAACACCTATTACATCATACTGTTCATTCCTAACTGCAGGTGTAATTATAAGGTTGTCATAATTAACCCTTAAATTGAAAGAGGCCGAATCGACCCCTTTGAAACTAAAATTAGCGTACAAATCCAGCCCCCCTTGTCTTGTTAACCTTTTGCATTTGTATAACCCTAGACACTTCATTGGCTATACGCATAATATCATCGTCATTCCTTACTTGGAATATTGCTCCATCAAACATACCACTAGAACCGCCTACATTAGATACAGCCTGTTGAATCATACCCATAAGCTTACTTAATGGAGCTACTGCTTCTTGCTCAGCCCCCTCACCAATCATGGCTAATGTAGGGCCTGTGACAATACCGCCATTGGCTAAGCCTGGGATATCATCTGTTATACTTTTACTACTACCCCCTATGGATGGAAGCTTGATCCCTTTAATTTTGTCAATTACATCATTTATACCATCTTTGATCTTTTCAATGAACCCCATGATACCATTCCATATGGCTTCCCATATACCTAGTATTGTATCCTTTAGAGTTGTAAAGATGGATACTATCCCATCTTTAATCCCTGTGAATACACTTAGGGCTCTTTCTGATATAGCATCCCATAAAGTAAATAGCCACCCCTTAATGGTTTCCCAAGCAACATTAATCACAGTTGATATCACTTCAAGTGATACTACAATTATATTCTTTATACCATCCCATATAAGTGACAAGATACTCTTAAAGGCTTCCCAGGCTGCAGACCAATCACCCTGAATAAGGGCTAACCCCAAGTTTAATACTTCTTGGAATAGGTCTAAGAACCACTGTATACTTTCTACTATCAGGATCCATATATCAGTGAACATTTGTAGAATGTCATCACCCCAAGTAGCCCAGAAGTCTTTGAGTATTTCAAATACCTCAATGGCTATTTGAGACATTGTATCCCAAATTTCTGAGAGTTTCTGCTTTATAATCTCCCAGTTCATTAACATGAAATTCCTAAACTCTTCATTGGTATCCCACAGGTATTTGAATGCAGCTACCAGTCCAGCTATGGCTATAACTATTAGACCCATTGGACTTGCTAGGAACCCTATGGCTCCAGCTAATAAGCCTGAGGCAGAAGTCAATTGACCCACAATAGTAAACACCATGCTTACAGCTTTGAACATGTTACCGAAGATTACAAGAGCCGGCCCTATGGCAGCTACTATGCCAGCCACAGCAACTATGTTCTCTTTCACTGAGTCATCTAAACCTTTGAACCAGTCTATACCTTCTTTAATTTTATTAAGTAGGTCATTCAAGTAGGGGAGAAGTATCTCACCAAACTCAATTCCAAGGTTTCTAGCACTGTTGAGAGTTTTGTCCATAGTGTTATTTAAACCTTGGTCCATAGTATCAAAAGCTTCTTGGGTAGAACCAGCTGAGTCACCCATAGCTTCAAGAGCAGCATCAAAATCCTCAGCCCCAGTTGTAGCCAATACAGTGACAGCATTAAGTGCTTCCACAGAACCAAAGAGTTGAGCCATCTGATCAGCATTACCTCCGGTCTTTTCTCTAACCTCGTCAAGGAACTTAGCCCAGCCTACAGACTTGAGGTGGGCAGAGCTAAAGTTAAGCCCCAACTCCTCAGCCATCTCAGCAGCTTGAGAACTGGGTTTGATGATATTAGAGTAGGCAGCCTTTAATCCAGTGATTGCCTGACCTGTTTGAATACCACTCTTAGTAAGAGTAGCAAGTGATGCAAATAGCTCTTGTGTAGAAACATCCAGCGATGCAGCAATAGGGATAACATTACCAATCCCACTAGCCATCTCACCAAATGTTGTCTTACCAAAGTTCTGAGCCATAAGCATCTGATCCGATACACTGGTTAAGGCCTCAGTACCAACTAAACCATAGGCATTCATAACTGTGGATAAACCGTCAACAGCTGTGGCTGTATCGGTAAACCCACCTTTAGCAGCCTTAGCAGCTACTTCTACAAACCCTAAAGCATTCTCAGTATCACCTGTTGCGGATATAGCCTGATATAGAGATTCATTAATTTCTGTTGCAGCTATACCCATAGTATCTGAAAGCCTCAAGGCTCCTTCATTCATCTTATCCATACTGACAACTGACTCGTCAGCAATAGTGGCTAGCTTGTTTGAACTCTCCTCGAAATCACCAGCAAATTTTGCAGTTGCTGCACCGAGGCCAAGTATAGGAGCAGTTACTTTTGCAGTAAGTTGACCACCCACAGCAACCATCTCATCCCCAGCTGCTTTGAATGCCATACTGGACTGAGCTAATACTTTCTGAAATGGTCCATCATCAGCTGTCAACAATGCAAATAATTCACCAACTTGTAAAGCCACTTATTACACCTCCTAACCCCATACTCTATCTACGGCTCTTTCAGCTACCTTTGGATCCTCTATTACTTTGGTACTGGATTGAGCCTGCTTAACCAGATTAAACCAAATAGAGTTGGGGGATAAACCCCTTAAAAGTATTATGAACTTTCTCCATGATAGCTTATGAATCCATACTACTAGATCCATATTATACTCCCTCTGGAAGTCAGCTTCGATAGAGCCCCAGTGTTCAAACATGTCTACTTTTTTGTAGTTGATCCTTGAACCTGATCATCACCATTGTTCTTAGTCTGTTGTACAGCCCAAGTCATGATCTCAGTTAGTTGCTCTATTGAAATATCCCTATCAATCCAAGCCTCAACGTTCTCCTCACCCAGCACTGAGATAGCCATCTCAATCTGTTGGCCTTCAGGTATATTTTTGATACCATCCTTGTAGGCTTTGTAAGTTTCTAGTAGGATCTTAGCGGGGATCTTATTAGGCAAGGTCCAAACCTCACCATAGAGGGTTAAGGTAACGCTACCCTTCTTCTCATCGGCTTCCTTAAAGAACTGATCAAAATCTCTATGCTTATCCATAATATGTCCTCCAATACATAAATAAAAAACGGGAGGTTACTCACCCCCCGTTATACTCTACGATACAGTAACAGCTATGTCGTCTGTTACAGAACCAGATTCAGTTGTAACAGTAACAGTAGCAGAACCAGCTGATACACCAATGATTCTACCTTCAGGAGTAACAGAAGCTACAGAAGGAGTGTCACTTGAGTAAGTAACATTCTTATTTGTAGCATTGGCTGGTGTGAATGTGAGTGATGAGATATCTGACACTTGACCCACAGTTAAGGCAACAACATCAGGTGATGCTACAATACCTGTCGGTACCACAGCCTGTAGATTGGATACACCTGAAGTAGTGATCTCTGCTGTCCAGCCAGAAGGGTCATCTACACCCCCACCAAAGCCTGTAACATTGGCAGACCCTTGGAACTGTCTTACTGTTCCTGATGGAGAAGTCAATCGGAATGTACCCAGTGAGTTCTGACCAATGGCGTCTGCTAGTGTCTCCACTTCAACTTGGCCGGGATCTCTAGTACCATCATCAGGATCTTCAAGGTAGAAACCTTCAAGGCTGATAGATCTAGTTCTAGATGCAACCAAGTGAGTTTGCCAACCCTCATCATCAAAGGTTGTAGTATCAGCATCGTTCTTCTCACTGTCAAAGCCCAATGTGTTTAGACCCAGAACAGGAACCCAGACTAAAGATGCATTCTGAATTTCAAGGGTCCATCCGCGAGCTAATACTTTAACAGGAGTACCAGCGAATTTTTGTAGGTTCAAATTCATTTTAACCTCCTAGGATTTATACTCCACAGTAAAGAGCATAGTGTATTCATGAGCATTATCCCTCTCACTAGTACCCATACCCTCAGGTCCACCAGCTTGGCTGAGAACCTCAACTATATAATTCTGACCAGCCACTAAATAACCAGCCAGACCGTTCAAAGCAGCGAAAGCTTCATCAGCTTTACTATAGGAAGTGATAGGGTTAGTATCACCCCGGTATATTACTTGGATGCCAACCTTCCTATAGCCCAGGCTCACCCCTAAATAACCTCCGGGTCGATTGTAGACCGAGAATATATTATTCTTCTCAGGGAGGGCATCAATGTAAACCTGACTATCTACACCAGTGGGATTATATAGGGCAATTCCCTGGTCACTAAGGTAGGTAGCAACCTGTTCAGCAATATTCATAACTCACCTCCTACTTAAACGCCTTTTTATACTCTTTCTCTAGGTATTCTCTCACTGTAGCAGTCTCCTCATTAATGGTGTCCTCAAGGTATTTACCTTGCCTACCATTCTGGAAGTTATACTCAGGATGCTCATGTAATTTAACAGCATATGGAGTGTCATAATACACACTTGCCTCCACACCTGCTGGGGTAACATTAACATCAGTATTACCACTACGGGTTAGTGTACCCTCATCTAGTGGAGCTACCTTATTGGACTCGGTTAGTATATGCTCAGTTGCACCCTTGAAAGCTTTCTCAGCAGCCTTCCTTTCTTTCTTGATAGCAAGATTGCCGTTCCATTTAACTTTCACATTTGCCTTCACTAAACAACCACCACCTCAACATGTGAACGAGTAAAGCCAACATGTCTCTTTATGTCCATGGCTATATACTCACCACCCTCCACAGTGAAGTGGGAGTCAAGTTTTAAATCCCAATTTTCATCTGTGGGTAGTAGGAATATACGACCGTTACTAACAAACTCCCTACCTTCCTCATTAACATACTTCTTCTTGTGGAACTCAAATCTACACTTGATATTCTCTAGAGTAGTACCATAAGTAGGTCCCGAGGGAGTTTTCCCTATATAAGGCTTAATTTGACAGGTCTGAGTCAGAACATACTCCGGTATTCGCATGGATCTTAACCCCCCTATACATTAGGCCTTGTTCATTCAAATAGTTTCTAGCTCTTGTTGCCATCTGTCTACTTTGGTCTGATCCTGAGCCTGATCCACTACCCCCAAACTTTACTTTGAAGGTACCTATATTTAACTCCTCATAGGATCCTATAATAGATATAGATTCGTCCAGTCCAAACCAGTATTCAACCTGAGCACAAGTTGCTAGTTGAGCAGCCTCAGCATGGTCGACGTTATTTACGTCTATTCGACCTAGAGTTGCTTGCTTTACTAGCTCGCTCGCCCTTTGCAGGAGCCTCGGGCTCTCCGTCGGTAGGCTCGCTTCCGTTGTCCCCAGGTACTCCGCTAGGTCCGTCAGTGTCGCATACGTCGGATACAGACTCATCTACTTCACCACCTTCTTTGTCTTCTGCTGGTGGAGCTCCTACATAATCTGCTAGTTTATTCCTAATCCAGCGTTTACCTATAACATCAGGAACCTCTTGCTCAGTATCCTTCTTTCTGAAAGAGCCTCCATAGTTTGTACTTACTAACATTATGACTTTCATGATACACCTCCTACAAGAATAAGGAGAGGACTAAGCCTCTCCATAGTTATTAGACTACAAGCCACACATCAACGGCAGAACCATTGAGAGCACTGTTAAGGTCAACAGTATTTGACTCTAGGTCCGCTGTTGATACAGCCACAGTAGGAGCTGTACCTTCTTTAGTACCGCCCAGAGCAGCAAACAGTACAGTATCAATTGGAAGCTTGTAAGGAATACCAAGCTTATCACCGAAGCCCACAGATACAGTGGCACCATTACCGTCCATAGCTGGGATCTCAACCTCAGTTACAGTCTTGAAGGCCTTTAACCCACAACAGTACCAGCAGTATCAACCGTAAATGCTGGCATAGTTTCTTCGATCACTTCATCATTGTAGTCAGTACCACGAACGATGCCTTGAACAGCAGCGATATCTGTAGCAGTACCACCTACTGTAAGTGTGATATTACGAACAGCTGGGGGAGCAGTGAATCCTGTGGATACAATAGTAGCTGCACCAGAAGCAGTAGCAAATGCAGCAATAACTGCATCAGCACTAGCTGTTCCTGCTTGAGCACCAGTCCAACCTAGGTGAGCTAGGAAAGCACGGTCAGGATTGACTGAGTTAACTTCACTCTGAATCACTTGACCTAGTAGAGGGTTGAAAGGGTACCAACCATCAGCAAACTTTTGGATATTTAGTTTCATAGTATTCCTCCTTAGACTGCTGCCGGTGTAAGAACAGCGATAGGGTAACGTTGGCCTTCGTCTTCTTGTAGACGGTTGATTGGGTTCGGTACCTGCCATGCAACACGGATTACCGCACGTAGGGCAACCATATCTTGCTGAGCCAGGTTGTAGATAATGTTACCAGCTTCATCCTGGATAACCGCTTCAGTCAGGATCTTGTAAGTAACGTCTTGACGCATAGCATAC